AGTGTGTCGCAGTATGCTATTGTGTAGGAGATTAGATACGGGATCATGCCGCTGCGTCACGGACAGAAGGTGTACTGCCAGCTGCTGTTGGACATGCACAGATACAAGCTGGCCGAGGAACTGGCGGCACGAGAAGGGAAGAAAGTGACGGGGATGTTGCGGGAGATGGTGTATGCGGCGCTGGAGAAAAGCCTGCCAGCATCGGACTACAAAGCAGCAGAGGCGGCTGATAAGGCGTCGTGGGCGGAGTCGGTGCAGCGAAGGGTGCAGGGAAGAATGCGCTCGAAGCAGCAGCCAAGTGTGTCAGAAACTGACGCATGAGTCCCAGTCAGATTTCTTCATAGTCTGACTGGTTGGGTAGGAGGGGTAGTAGGGTTACACAGTAACCTGCTTTTTTGATTGTGACGCGTTACGTGCTGATGACCGGGGACCGCTGGGTCACGGCGGTTTACGGGCCGGGGAATGGTGTGGGGTTTACGCAGACCAAAGAGGATGCGTCGAGCTGGGTCACGTATGAGTGTGCGGTGGCGGCGGCCAAGGTTGTGATGCGCCAGGTGGATACACCCGTGTTTGTACACAGTGTCGAGGAGCCTGCGTTTCCGAGGTCATGGAACTGATGGAGTTCTACGAAGTGCAGATCTGGTCGGCTAAGCGTGGTGCGCTGCGCCAGCTAGTCAAGGCGACGTCGCTGGATCACGCGCTGGTGATTGCGCGGTGCAAGTATCCGGGGAGTCAGGTGGATGTGCCGCCGCCTGTGGCGGGGAAGCCTGCCCTGGTGCGGTCGCACACCAGCCCTAGCCTTGCGGCAAACGCACGATTAAAGGCCGCAAAGGCGAAGCGCATGAAGAAACCGGCGGCGTGGGCACAGAAAGCGTGGGCGCGTGTGCAAGATGACCAGGCCAGGACCGATCTGCTGGAGCGCCTCTACTTGGAGGATTTGCGGGATAAGCCCGACCATCCGTTGCACGGGTGCTACACCGGGTTGTACCGGCAGATGGTGGAGCGCCCTAGCGCAGAGCCGGTCTAGGCAGAATCGCGGTTGAGGTCGAAACGTTCCGTTAGGTTGTTCGCGGCTTCGCGGATGGCCCAACGGCTTTTTGTTTGTTCCAGTTGGTGGAGGGTGTTCAGGATGAGGGCGGCTTCAAGGAGGCCCCGGTAGTCGCCGGAATTGAAGCGCTCCACCAGCCACTTGTCGGTGGAGGCTTTGTTGAACTGGGATTCGAGGCTGTGTTCGATGGGATTCATCGTTACTTCGGACGGACTTTGATGAACCAGCCGGTGTCGGTGCCGTCAACGAGCCAGCGCGGCAGCCAGTTCTTGCGGGAGTACGGGATTTTTGCGCCGCCTTTGTGGCTCACGTAGCCACCGTGTACCAGATCGGCCTCGCCGTTGGGGTCGTTAAAAATGAAGTGGGACGGGGTGAAGCCGATGACGACGCTCCAGTGGCCGGTGCCGGCAGGGTTGGTAGCAGTGCCGTGGTGGAGCCAGCCGACGGGGACGGGATGGCCGTTGGTGATTTCGTTTTCGAGGTCTTCGGCGGTGCCGTCCATCTCAAAGGTGGCGGTGAGGCCCAAGGCTTTCAGAGCAGCAAGCTGGGCCTTGGGGTCGGTGGTGTCCCCGAAGCGGGCGCGGAGTTTGTTGTACTCGTAGTCGCCGGAGATTTTTCCGTAGTAGCGGGCCACCATGGCGCAACTGGAGCTAAAGCACTGGCGGTAACCAGTGGCTCCATCGTCGGGGCCTAGCTGGTACTCGTAAGGAACTTTGAGGATTTTTTCCTGCGGCTTGACGGCTGGATTAGTTCCAGCGTGCTGATCCATCAGGGCGATAAGTTTGCCTGCGTAGTTGGGGTCGGTTGCATATCCTTCTTTAATCAGCCACTTGGCGGCTTCTTCGCGGCTATTTGCGTTATTACACCCTTTGTACTGTTTGTAATCCTTGTACCAGTGATCTACGAGGTAAATGACGCAGGAGAGAAGATCGGGGAAGTCAATGAAGCTGTCGGTAATAGTGATCCACTGGTTGTTGATAAATTCTTGAGTTTTGGTGTTGGTGCCGGTGCCTTTTAGGCCAAAGAAGTTGTTGCGGCCGGAGACGAGTTTGCCGTAGCCGGATTCGAGTGCCCACTGGGCAGCGACCAACTCCGGAAATTTGGCGCCAGCGACACGGGCGGCTTCTAGGACGCCTTCCCAGGTATTGGGAAAGTGGGTCTGTTTGCCTGCGACGCTCCAGGTTTTGAACCAGCCCCGGTCGCGGTTCAGCAGGGTGGGGTCGGCCTTGAGGAGGACTTGCTCCAGTTCGGTGATGGCCGCGAGCTGGTGGGGGAGGCCCTTGTAGAAGCGGAACAGGTCCGCCAAGCGGACAGGGGTCGAGGCCATCGGGGTGCTGCGTTGGGGCAGGGGAGCGCTCAGCGGCGCTTTGGGAAAACGGCTTTGGCCACCATCAGCAGAGCTTGGATGAGGCCGTTGGCGCGGATTCCGGGGTACAGGCTCAGGGCCTCGGAGGTGGCGGCAACCGCAATAGCGATGACGGCAGCTGTGGTGGGGTTCATGTGAATAGGAAGGCTGCTAGAAGTGTAGCTGTACTAGAAGAGAGCGCCAGCGCATGAACTGCTGGCTGTCGCTACCTTTTGGGTAGCCACGCTTGGGTATGGACCATCAGATTCAAGATGGCGAATACTTAAATAAAAAGCAGGCGAAGTTAAGGTTTAGGCAAGATATTCTGTGGCGCTGGCGCAATAGGTGCGCTTATTGCGATTGTGACTTGGGCAGGTCTGCGACCTTAGATCATGTAGTGGCAAAGAGCAGAGGCGGCCATACGCATCCACGGAATCTGGTTCCAGCGTGCTTGGCGTGCAATGTGCAGAAGGCCAGTTCGCCGTGGAGGGACTGGTTCAGAGCACAGGTGTTTTGGGATGAGCGACTGGAGGCGGAGATCGAGGATTGGATCAATCCGTCGGAGGTTGCGTAGGATCCCAGCCCATGCCTTCGAGGTACATGCGGGCGATGTATTCGTCTTCGGCGTAGCGGCAGATGCTGTTGTGGCAGGCGCGGTAGAAGATTTCGCCGCGCTCGTTTTCCAGCTGCTCCAGGGCGTATCCGTCGGGATACAAGGTGGATCGGATCACGGGCATTAGGAGCGGACCTCTAATTTTGTTACGCGTTGCTCGACGTTATTGAGGCGGGCGAAGGTTTCTTTGCGGTCGTCTTTGATGTCGGTGTGGAGCACTTCGAGTTGGGTGGCGATGTGCTCCACTGCGGATGTCAGGCGTATTACCGCCTCTCGGGCTTCGTCGCTGCGGCGGCTGAAACCCATAGCGCCCATGGCTGCCACGGATATTGATGCGCCAGCGATGGCGGCAATCACTTCGATCATGGCAGTGGGCGCTACCTAAGTAGATTAGCGGCCCTGCCCGTGGCGCAATTTACGTGTGCCGCGAGGTTTGCTGTGCTGGCCGTTTCCCTGTTTAGATTTTTTGGGGCGGCCGGGTTTGTGGTCGACGCGGCCCAGTGCGGTTTTTGATTTAACGGCCATCAGTTAGCGCTCCAGGGCAGGCCGGATGCGCGGGTCGGCTGGTGCTGTTCGTCGAGTTGTGCTTGGAGGGCTGCCTCGATTTCGCTCACCTTTTCGGGGCCGCCGAGTTTGTCTTGTACCCAGTCGATCACGAGTTCTTCGGTCAGATCGGCGAAGGGGATGAGGGCAGCGTCGCCGCGCTCCAATCCGATGCTGCCGTAAGCGCCGGCGTTGTAGGTGCCGTCACTGGCGTCCACGGTGTAGTGGGCGGTGTAGACGTAACCGTCGGCGGTCTCGCGCTCAAGGTTGGCGATGTGCCACTGGAAGGTGGTGGTCATTATGTTTACCAAGAAGAAATGGCTGTGCGTCGCCACGTATTTGTGGCAGTGCAAACGTAAATATAGTTGGCATCCCAGCAGATTTCACCGGCGGTGCCAGTGGCGGTTGCTGATGCTGGAGTACGGGCAGTGCGCAAGCGAACGGTGTCAGAGTTTACATCTAACAGCGTGGTAGGACTACTAATCCCAATCCCCACGCGGCCAGAGCTGTCGATGCGGGCGCGTTCGGTTGCACTCGAACCAAAAATCAATGCAGCAGATGCACCAGCTTGTACTGTTAGCTGTCCAGAACCAACTAATCCGTCGTAAGCCAGCGAAGTGTTAACGGCTACGTTATTACTATTGACACGTAAAACAGAGGCAAGAGATGTATTATTTTCAGAAAGAATATCAACTTTTACACTAGGGTTACTAGTCCCAATCCCTACGCGGCCGGAGCTGTCGATAAACAGTCGTCCCGTACCAGCGGTACTGACTGCGAGTTGGTCGGCGCCAGGGCTGTAGATGCCGGTGTTGGGGTCGCCGTCGATGGCAATGGCGGGTGCTGCGGCCGAGCCCAACGGCGTAGCTTTCAGCAGGGTGCTGATGCTGATTTTCTTGGTGACGTTGTTGCTTACGTCAACGATGGGCAACACGTCCGTGCTGGCTGCATCGGTGTAAGCGGTGAGATCGGTAATCCTGACGTTGGCCATTGTACTTAATGCGGTGGGTTAGTGGACGGTGCTGTACCTAGGTTTTGATACATCCCAGGAGTGCTATATTTCGCGGTCTAGTTTCGGTGCCGCCGCTGTTGTTGATAGTGATACCTGTAAGTACGGATGTTGTGTCTCTATAAACTCCGCCTGGATTGGCGTCGGGGTTACCATCGCCTTGTGCTCCCGTGGAATCGTCCACGCCCCACTGGTGATAGTGCCCCGGATCGGTAATGCCATGGTTATGGCTTTGGTAATCCTGCGCTTGGTTGGAGCCTAGATTGCGACCAGCGTCGATGCCACGTCCATCGTCCCAGCCGCGGATAAACTCGCCGCGCAAGTCGGGCAGGTTGAAAGTGGTGCTGCCGTCGCCTACGCCGTAGGTGGTGCCGATGGCGCTAAACAGCGTGGCGTAGGTGGTGCGACTGACGGCTGCACCATTGGCTTTGAGGTAGCCGGTGGGGGCGGTGGTGCGGGCGGTGTAAATCACCGTTCCAGCAGGGGTCAGGTCGGT